AACAGCGCAGTTGGGGTGGCACACACTGCTATGTCACAGGTGATAACAATCTTTTGATAGTCAAGATGCATCTAGGCGAAAGTATCTCCAAAATAGAACGCATTGTTAAAAGCTAAAGCGATAAATACTCTAACTGCAGAGTCTTCTGCTGATTTATTTAAACGGGCTTAAAAATGCGCTTAAGAGAACTATTAGAAGGTAATTTCTTCAAAGATACAGACTTCGTAAAACACGAAGACGATGGACAACGAGTTATCGATTACGATCTAGCCGAAGACATAGCACATTACATGGACCACGATGATCATTGCTATCGTCGTTACACATATCCGGCCCTGGCTAAATTCCTCGATATGAAGGAAGGCAAAGGTCATCCTAAACCTGCAATTTTCAGCGAAGCAGTAAAAGATGCATACAGAGTGTATGTCAGAAAATTTCCTATCCGTGAATTACCAGACGAACTGGACGAAGATACTGTTAAGCAAGTATGTGAACTGTTATACGACGAGCACGATCAACACCACGCCGAAGGCAAGTACAAGGACTAAACATGCTACTACGCGAGCTGTTTATCAGTCCCAGACGAATTATTATCGAAGGTGGTAACCTAAGTATCGGAGATGCTGAGAAAGGCGAACCAGTACATTATGCTGACAAGATAGATTTAAAAGTGCATAACCGCACCTTTATGGTTGGACTTTTAAATAAGTTACTGCACGATATCAATCTAGCATTTCATAAACAGACAAGAAAGAACTTATGGGAACCTGACTTATTGACCAGCAGAGAATTCCTAAGTGGTAGCAGTTTACACTTTTTTAATACAGAAGGTGTTAGTGATGAGGAATTTACACAGTATAAACCCAAGGTCGGTGATATTGATACACAAGTAGATAGAGATTTAGAACCGCAAGTTAGAGATTTCTTAACAAGCCACACAAATAAACAAATTGGTGATACTGTATTTTTAGGGTTTGGTAGTGGTAACGAACAGTATAATGGTCTATTTCAGTTTAGTAATCCTCCAATAAAAATACAGATAGATTTTGAGTTCGGCGAGTACCAAGATGGTAAACCCACTGATTGGTTTAGATTTAGTCACAGCTCAGAGTGGAGTGACTTGACAGCTGGTATCAAAGGTGTGTTCCACAAATATCTCTATAGAGCCCTAGCTGGTGCTATAAAAATACATGCTCAAGTGCAAACTGGTACCGGAAGAGGCAAGAACAAGGTCGACGTTGTAGCTCCGGACTGGGTTCAAAAATATTCATTCGGTGTATCGGGTAAACAAGGCGGCGGACTAAGTGAGCCATATGGGCCAGTTAACGATGAAAAGACTGGTGAACAACGACATTTGCCGCATCCAGATAATTCCAAAGAGGAACTGCCGGTAGTAAAGCCTGTTGAAGTTAAAGATAGACCATACGATCAAAATTTGCAAAGTCAGTTTGCAAAACTATTTGGTCACGAGCCTACTCCGGAAGATAGCAAACTACAATGGACTTTTTTAGGCACTGTTGATCTAGTAGGCAAATACCTAACTGAAAGACAAAAACAAGAAACCATGCAACGTTTCTTTGAAATATGTTTCGAGCCCGGTAGTCAAATGATCGAACGCGACGATCCTAAGGCTGATGGGGATATCAAATTCGCCGCTATTGATCAGATGTTAGAAAAACTAAAACTAACAAATCTAAGGCCCATGGCTGTTGAAATGGCTAGAGAATACGAGGGAGATTATTTAGACTTAGAAAACTTTAAACGCCAATATAAACCTAGACCAGATCAAGCAGGTAAAAAGATACAGTATGGTCGTGAAAGAAAGATTGCTGTAGCCAATGGTACTTGGCCAGATTGGCACGGTGGGCAACAGTTGAACGAAGCAGAAGTACAGGCACAACTGCGTAAAGGCATGCCACATCTTCGTGATTTAAAACCAATGGATTTGTTAGATCTCCTAGATGAGATTCACGACGGCAACGGAAACTTTAAATTGCAAAATATTCCATTGAATGTAAAAGTAGACGGCTTCGGTGGTCGATTTGGTAAAAATTCAGATGGCAAACCTTTTATGGGTACTAGTCGAACTCCTCCGCGCTATGAAGCAACATTCTTAAAGTATCATCAAGAAAAAGGCACACAAGATACGGACATACTGGGCCGTGCAAAAATGTTTGATGATTTGTTTAACGAAATGATGAAAGCAGTTGAGCTAGTTGACAGTAAATTAGGGCAAGATTTTTTAGTCAACAAGCAAGTGACCTGCGAAGTATTATTTCTGCCATTTGCTACAGAAACTCCAGAAGGTAAATTGAGATTTGTAGGTATCGAATATGATCGATTGCCAGACGGTATACAGCTGGCGCTTGTTCCTTTCCATGTCAGCGATGCATCAACCGGGGAAGCACTGCCCGATAGCAACCAAGTGGTTAAGAAATTAACAGGGCTTGGACAACAAGGCAGTGTGATGTTTATTAACAACAGTTTAACACAAAGCCAAGCATTGGATGTTACTGCTATTGTTCCGCCGATGGAAAACATTGAACAGATCAAAGCGATGCTGTCCAGCGGCAAACTGGCACTAAAACGTGAAGCCAAAGAAATTCTACAGCCGATTGCATTGGAATTAGAAAAGGCTATCATTAACGATCCCAACATTTTAGGCAAAGACCTATTAGGGCAAGACTACGAAGGTATAGTTATCAACAGCAGATTAGGCCCTATCAAAGTTACCAGTGCTGAGCAACGTGCAGTCATTGCAGGTAAAAATGCTGCCAAGGCCAGCGCTCGTACAGAACGTCCGAGAGGCAATGTCAAAACTGCGGTAGTTGCTGTTGGCAGTTTTGTTGGGCATAAAGGGCATGAACAATTATGGAATCACACTGTTACCTTGGCTAAATCATTGGGAGGGGATCCTTATTTGTTTATTGGCAATGCTGAAGGCAAAGATGATCCTATTCCCCCAGCAGTAAAAGTACAAACATGGCATAAACTGTATCCAGAATATGCAAACAACATAGGTACAGTGATACAGGGTGGTGCATTAATACAAAAAATCAAACATGAACTAATTAATCCTTTGCCAGGAAAATCCCCGCGTTATGATAATATTGTTATCGCAGTGGGCAAAGATCGCGCTAAAATGGCAACAAATATGGCTGCGGCCCTGATGAAGGCTGTTAATAAATTCCAAGGCTATGAACATGTGAAAGTAACTCCGTATATCACAGAGCGTGACGAGGCTGCAGGGGGAACTGGTATAAGTTTTAGTAATTTAAGAAACGCATTGAAATCAGGTACTCCCGAACAACAATATCAAATTTGGAAACACGGATTTGATGAGGCAAAATTAGGTAAAGAATGGATTGAGCACTTGATGAATCTAACCAGACAAGGTATGGGACTACACGACAAACAAGAACAGCCGCCTGCAGATCCGCTAAATATAAAAGAAGCCAACAGCTGGATTAGAAAAATGCGAGCAAAAGAGTTTTTAGCAGAATTAAGTACAAAGCCTACCGATAACCGTCACGACCATGCAGTTGATGCTGGGCAGGGCGGTGGCGTTTTGATGCGAGATGTGGGCGGGTATGATCGCACATATCATCTAAATCGTATTATGATGGCGGCTGCTATGGCCGATGGCAAGAGCAAAAAAGCTGTAGATATGCCGGCCAGTAGTTTTGTTGAAAAATACAATGTGGCTTTTCCATACACAGATGAAGAGCAGATGATGATGTACCAAGCTCTTGCTACGATTCCAAGTGATGCTGGAGAATTAGATAAACGCGGCAAGAGTCAAGAACCCAAGGATACGAATAAAACTAGTCCTGTAAACAAGCCCAAGCGCAATAGGTATGGTGTATAATGCGAGCAAAAGAATTTATAATACTCAAAGAGGATGACGGCGGTGTAACAGACGGAAGCGGTACTCACCCCGGACATGTTCACAACGGCAAACGCAATAAAATACACGATCACCACGAAGCCGCTATACCCGGTATGGTATCAATACCAGATTGGCCTGGTCACTACTATGACATGTATCGTTTGGGTGTACACATGGCCGGCAGTCCGCACAATCAATCAGAGCATCAAGGCTATGCCTCTAACGAAATGGTTCTAACGCAATTTACCGAAGTAGACACTGATATGATCAATCACAGTGCCAAAGCACTGGGTGTTAAATTGAAAGCTATTACTAAAAAAGGTAGCCAAGAGCCAAAAGAAACAAATACTACTAGCATTGTGGCCCAAAAGAAAAAGAATAGATACGGTGTATAATGGAAGACGATAACAAATATCATTTGAGTTTGAAAACAGCATTTGCCAGTGAATTTAGTTTCTATCTAAAAGCACACAACTTCCACTGGAATGTGGAAGGACCGTTGTTTGGCCAACTGCATGAATTGTTTCAGACCATATATGAAGAAGTATACGGTGCTATAGATCCATTTGCCGAGCATCTACGAGCACTGCAAGTTTACACACCTGCTAGCCTACAAAGATTTAGTCTGCTTACAGCAGTGGAAGATGAAAATCATGTGCCAGACTGGACGGGTATGCTACAAGAATTGCTAACAGACAGCGAAAAAATGGCGGAGATATTCCGTATAACATTTGATATGGCTGAAGCACACGGAGATCACGGACTGAGTAATTTTCTAGCTGATCGACAAGATGCACACAAGAAGCACAGTTGGATGCTACGCTCGAGTTTGAAGTAATGGATGACCTAGCACGTCTTAGGAAACTGGCAGGCATAACAGAATATGCAGGTTTGAAACCTTATGGCGGCAGTAACATCAGCATAACTGGTACAGAAAAAAAGATTATCGAACGTGAACAAAACATACAACCTGGTACAGAAGAATGGTTTAAACTATGGTTCAGTTTGCCCAAATTCATGGGCGGCGAAACAGCAATAGGTCCTGGGTTTAGAGGAAGAAAGCGATGAGATTCAAAGAAATAATAGATGAATCAGCCAGTATGGGTGCTACCAGTAGTGCCAACATAGCCACCGTGGTCAACCCAGATTATGCTAACAATGCCAATAATAAGCCGGTAAAAAGCGTTAACGCATTGGATCAAGACGAAGTAAGTTTGTTTGGCGCACCTATGGAAAACATAAAGAGCAAGCCCGGTAAGAAGGCAGCGATCATCAAACGACGCTAAATACATAAAGATAAACACGGAGTTTAACATGGCAGATTTAGATAATATGGACCCAGCAATGGGCGGTCAAGATGATGTTGCAAATCATCATTTAGAATTATCACCAGAAGAAAAGGAGCAACAGGGTAAAATGGCTAAAGCAGATCTATACAAACTAGCGAGCTACAGTAAAAAGTTGTTCGAACAGCTTCATGATGATGATCAATTAGAATCATGGGTTCAAGCTAAGGTAACCAAGGCAGCTGACTATATTGCATCAGTATATCACTATCTTGAGTACGAAATGAAATTCAATGACTACAGCAAACATCTAAGCGATGCTGAAACCATGCACACTCTAAGTGAAGGCCAACGAAATCATCTTATCAATCTATTGAGTGAAGCCAAAGATAAAATGAAAGACCTTAAAAAGACTCAAGCTGAAAAAATGAAGATGGAAAGTACATGTTCAGGCTGTCATAAACCAGCTAAGAAATGCACATGTGACGATATGAAAGAAGGCAAAGAACACGATAACAAAGATGATTTTGACAATCGTGCCAAAGAAGGTGACACTTATAAAACTGCCAAAGGCGGCAAAGTGACCAAACTCAACAACAAAGACGACAGCAAACGTCACGAAAAACAATATTCAGACAGCTTCAAAGGTCACGGTGCCAGCAAAGACAAAGATCTAGGTGAAGGCATGTCAGAGCCATGCCCACATTGCGGTGGAGAAGGTCATGTGGCCAAAGCTCCTGCAAGAGATCGTGCGCACCCATCGGCAGTTGCCAAAGCAGAAGCATACCATACCAAGATGAAGGCCACGCAAGCCGCCATCAAACGCATGAACAAAAGCAGTGATGATGAATTGATCCCAGAAGGCAGCATGCCAATGAAGAAAGTCAATGGCAAAAGTGTGCCAGCATTTGCGGCAGATGGCAAGGGCAAAAATGATTTGACCAAAAAGAAGCTAAAGGAAGACATGAGTCCAGCTGAACTGGCTCATCATCATGCTAGTGAATATTCCAAACATCATAAAGCAGGCAATATTGATTTGATGAAACATCACAAAGATGAGTGCCAAAAGTGTGGTGGAAAGATTAGTCACGGTGCAATGGGTGAATGCTATCACAGCCACCCAGCTATCCAAGGTGGACAGATGTATGAGTGCAGTCCATCAATGATGCCAGCACCAATGGCAGAAGGTAAGCCAAGTGCAGGTCTAAGTGCCGCTAAGAAATCAGCAGTAGTTAAAAAAGCTAAAGCAGGTGGTGACATCGGCAAACCAGGTAAGAGTTTTGACAAAGTGGCCAAGAGTGCAGGCGGTGGTGAAAAAGGCAAGAAGATTGCCGCTGCCGCTATGTGGAAGAATATCAAAGAAACTACAGCTTACATGGCCGAGAAGAAAGCTATTGAAAAGAAAGACAAGTTGTCCAAAGGCGACAAGATGGCCGACGAAGGCGGCAATGAGTTGACCGGTAAGTTGAAAGCCGCTCGTGAAAATGGCGACACCACAATGAATGTAGGCGGTAAAACCCTACCAGTTAAACCAGGAAAGCCAATTCCAGAGTCAACAGATTTTACTCGCATGCAAGAACAACTGGCTCGTTTAAATCGTAATGAAACTCCAGCTCTAGTTGAAAACCGCGAAGTTGATCAAATCCGTGCATTGACACAACGTCTATTGGGGTAATCCTCCGTGGACATGAAGCGCATACTACAGGCGATGGATGGAGTTGCTACAAAGCCTGTAGTAGGTGCTGACAGCATGGCCAAGTTTCTATCAGTGATTGATAAAAACGATGTCGAGATTCTCAACGAAGCAACTAATCCTCACAAAGTGTCTTTGCCAGTACAAATGGCAATGCAACACTATCAGCAAACTCCCCAAATAGAAAAGAAAAAGTTTACAAATACCGGTATTCGTAAGTTTTTCCACGAGGTTGAACAAGAAGTTGCAGAAGAAAAAACCAACAAACAACAGCTATTAAGACAGTATAGTCAAACTATAGCTGAACGTGTACTGATGCGCGAGTTCAAAGAACGTGACCATGACGATAAAGAACACGGACACAAACTCAATACAAATAAATTAAGTGTTAAGGCAAATCGTTTCCTACAACAGGCTCATCAGATGAGTCCCGGAGACGAAGGAGATATAGAAGCAATGGCTGCCGCTGCCAGCGAACTGGCAGATACTGCTAAACAGCAACAGGTAACTATAGATCGCCAGATGGATATGTATACCCAGCTACAGGACCTGCTGGCCAATACTGAGGAAAGATTCCGTGATCTAAATGCCAAGGTTGCCAGTGGCGAAGTTACACAGCAAGATGCGGCAGTAGCGGCACAAGAGATAGAGCGACACCATGACACTGAAAAAGGTGAGATAGCTAAACAACATAAACACGATGTTGAGCCTGAAAAGATGCGACATGCTGAGCCGACCCAATCATCAACCCAATCACCCGCAGTAGCCGCAGTAGCCGCACAACCCAAAGCCAAACCAAAGACCACAGCAACAGCACAACCTAGAGCAGTAACACAAACTACTGCTAGCTCTCAACCGGCGACGGCACCACGTGCTGTGAAAGCAACAGTTCCAACACCTACTACTAGTCAGCCCGAGACGCCAGCTGTGAATCCGTTTGCACAAACTGTTGCACAAATGACTGGACAGCATGCTATTCCCAATATCAAAGGATTACCGACAAGGTCTCGAGTAGCATCTTCACCCAACAATGATCTAGCTAATCTGCACCATCCTGATAATCCTGCATCTGCATACATTCAAAGTCTATTGGCCGGGCATGAAAAAACCAGTAACCATCTCAACAATATCAAAAAAGGCGTGCCTAATACAGCAGATACCGTAGCTGAAGATGCTCGCAGTGCTATTGCAGGAGCAGTTATCAAAGCTGGTTCTGCCTTGTGGAAAGATCTAGTAGCATCCTATTCAAAAGGATCGCAGGCAGCAATAGTTCAATATCCCACAGGATACGAACTGACTATCCCGAGAAACGAAATAGGCAAACTGATAACACATCACATGCATGGTACTCCTGAAATGCGCACTGCAATTGAAAACGACATCATACATGATCCGGGATCATTAAGGGGATTTCTCAAAGCACCAGTGCCTACATCACAACAAAGTCTACCTCTGCAGGGTGAAATGCCATTCAACGAATACACCACACGTGAATTATCACATGCCAAAATATTAAGTACAGGCCCTGGTCCACAGGACAATGTGCTAGATCATGACGGTCGTGATCAGCTGGGATTAGAGGAAGCGCCAAGCACTATGGAGCCAATGAAACGATATCGTATGATGCGTCGTATAAGCAAACGAGCAGGTATAGATCTCAGCGATCTAGAGCATGCAACAGATGACGAACTGCATCACTTGTACAAACAACATGGATTAACAGAAAGTCCTATGTTCGATCAACCTGATAGAGATGTACATAATCCCGACGTTAGCCACGGCAAAGCCAATACACATCCGTTGGAAACTGTGATCAACATGGCCAACCATGACATAATTAGACTGGCTGATGACGTTAAAAGTATGCAGAACATGGACTTGTCCAGCAAACTGCTGTTATGGCAACGTATCGCGCAGGAATTTACCACTGGCGGAGTTATGCAAACACTGGCCGGACGTGCGGCACAGATAGCACACGGGATAGAACAGCTAAAGCAAGCTAGGCAAACCGGCAAGGGTGTAGCTCCCAAGCGTCGCTCTCAAATCAGTAAACACTTAGAATAAATAAGTACATTGTACGATATAGGAAAAAGACATGAATATTAGAGACCTAATGACAAGATTAGAAAGTATTGAGCAGTTGGACGAATTTCGTCTAAAAGATGTTCAGGCCGCAGTTGGGCAAAATACTGATCCCAATGCTCGAGCAAAAATTATTGCTGACCTAGCAGTTAAGAATCAGTTGCCAGGATTGTATGATCCGGTCGACGGTGAATTTGTCACCAGCTCAGGTAGTCGTGGCAGTGTTCCTAGCAAAGACGTTGACATGAAACTTCAATCAAAAGGACTTATTCCTCCTAATTCACACAGTTCATCTTTCCTAGGAAGAATAAGTGGCGTAAGTGGCGACACGTATGACAAGCAAATCCGTGATCAAAGTGCGCAATACAATACAGCTGAAGATCATCGTGAATTCAATCAAGAGCATATCGCAAAACTGGGTGAGCTGTTATCAAAACTGAAGGTAGCCAAACCAGATCCGGTCAAACAACCAGATGTTGTAAAACCACCTCCAACTAGTACAACTGGTCAAGCTGACCCTAATGCTGGTACTAATACTGGTACTGTGCCACAACCCAACTTGAAATTTGATGCCGAAGTACAAAAGATGCAAAACGCTATCCTACAAAAGGATCCCAATGCATTGCCCAAATATCATGCAGATGGTAAGCTAGGGCCAGAAACTATTGGCGCAATGCAAAAATATCCCGACATTGCCAAACAGTTCCCCAATGTTGGAAAATCCGCTACACAGGCAAATGCGAATGTTCAAAATAATGCCAACAGCTCAACACAGGCAGAGTCATTCAGCTTAGGACTAGGTAACGCACTGGTAGAAAGTTTCGGATACGAAACTGATCTAGATGAATACAGCATGAATCAATTTACCACTGATGTGGAGCAGGCGCTCGAGGGCTTGGCAACGGGTTGACATTCGGTTATGGCGACAACATACTTGCTGGTGCCAAAGCAGGATTGGGTATTGAGAAAGATTATAAAACAGCATTGGGCAAAGAGATGGCCAATACTGCTAGAGCCAAATCACAATCAAGCTCCGCTGAATTTAATAACCCATTATATCAAACATGGTTAGGTGACAAGCTGGGTGCTGACAAAACATTCAAAGTCAACGCCTACGACGTAGGTGATATTGCAGGAACCATTGGCGCACCTATCCCCGGAGGACTGGTCGCTAACGGATTAGTAAGGGGCGGCGGTTTACTAAAAGGTATGGCTCGTTTAGGTATCGACGCTGGAGTCAACTTTGGTACTGCGGTGGTTGCAGATATAACCAAGGCCATTCACGATAAAGCCACTACCGGTGTTATACAGCCATTGGTAGATAAACTTATTAACATGAATCCAGCCATCATAAAACAAAGTCAGGCCAAAGCAGGGCTACCGCAAACCGGCAAGCTGGATCCAGCAACACTAGATTTTATGGGTAAAATTATGGAGATCAATGAAGCATTCGATAATGCTAAACAAGTTCCATTAACTGAATCTGAAAAGATGTCTGAGCTGAAAAAACGTCTGAGTAGATTAGACGAAGCGTCACGTGTACCAGGAAGTGACGCTAGTGCCAAATTCATCGAAAAAATGCTAGGCATAGGTGCCGCCGATGTAATGAAAATGACCCAGAAAGAGTTTGATGCGGCATTTTCGGCGGCGCTGAATAAGAACATATCTAAAGTAGAGAAAAGGATTCCTGCGCCAAAAGAACCAACAGTAAGAAATAACGTCAGCAATAACAGCAGTTCTTCAGTCAACGGCGGAAACATAACACAAAATGCCAATCCGGTAATTAACATACATGTCAATGGTGCTGGCCCAATAACAGCCGCAGAAAAAACGGCTGCGCCAAAAGTGATTGCTCAAGTGGAAAAAGAAGTAAGTCCAGTTGTTGCTAAAGAATTAGATGCCGCTGTAAAAACTGGTGACAAGAAAGCCATTGGTACATGGTGGGAACGTAACAAAGGTCGAGCAAAATGGTCAACAGGCCTTCTCGGACTGCTAGGTTTAATCGGAATAGGTGGTCTACTAGCTGGTGGACACGAAAACGATAACACAACAACTACAACTACAACAACAATTCCCCCAGGTCCGGATGGCAAATGTCCGCCAGGATACAAACTAGGCACAGATGGCAAGAGCTGTGTACCAGACAGCACAGTTGTCAATCCTAATCCAGCACCTGATGCTAAACCTATGTGTAGTCTAGAACAAATGGATCTAATTAGACAGATCAAAGACGAAATGACTGCATTGAACAAAGAAAATGGCGGTGGGCCGATGGGCGGTGAGGTACAAGATGCGGCAGTTGCGCAAGCTCTTGCCCGAGCACAAGAAGTTATGGACGCGGCGTTGGCCGGTTGTACTCAACCAACAGGTAGTGAACAAAATGCTAATCCAGCACCAGCAGGTGTCAATATGAGTGGTACTGTAAGTTTACCGGGCAACGTAAAATCAGGTATGAGAATGGACGGTGGTCCGTCGGGCAATTACATGCAACAAGCCGAATCAGCTGATGCAGAACTAAATCGCTGGCTCAAAATAGCTCGCGGTTAAAGTCAAATGGCAGATTAATTTCTGCCATTTCCACCTCTAAAATTTGACAAGTACAGATAATTAGTATATAATAGGCAATATAGGAGATAATTCATGTCAGGACGCAATTACGGGCCAGAAGAAAAGGCAAAACTAGAACGATTGATCAACGAAGGATCTACAGTACTTCGTGAAGTAGAAGACCTATCAGAAGGCCTAAAAGAAACAGTCAAGGCAGTGGCAGAAGAATTACAAATCAAGCCATCAGTTATCAACCGTGCTATCAAGATTGCACACAAAGGCGATTGGACCAGTCACAATGAAGACTGGGCAGAAATTGAAGCTATTTTAGATATTACCAAAAAAATCTAATGGAAGTTAGTAACTGTTTTCCTGTATCATTTTATTCTTTCACTAATCCTGAAATTTCCGAGGCAGTTAACATTAAACTGGCTTCGGAGCCTAACGGCATTAGTCATAACTACCCCAGTTTGAATCAAACATATAATCAAGAATTGCACAAAGATCCTAGTTGGAAGTTTTTGGTCGATTGGGTGAATTTATGTTTGCAAGAGATTCAAGATTATGAAATACATGATCAAAATTTTGGAAAAATTAAAATTTCTAGAATGTGGGCAAATATTTCACTAGCCGGAAGTGGTGGTGGGCATTCAGTACACAGACATCCTAACTCGTTGTGGAGTGGAATAATTTACATCAGTGAAGGTGCAGATACTAAATTCCTAGACCCAGTGTACGCTAGAAGCTTGTCAAGTATAGAGATTCCAATTGTCAATAATTTTGATAGACTTACTATAACACCAAAGCAGGGGTTAATGGTGATTTTTCCAAGTTATGTACAACACTATACAGACGGACATTACGGCAATGCTACTAGAATTACTATTTCATTCAACACATTGCCAGAAAAATTCACTGCTGGATTTGCAGAGTAAATAAATGTAAGGCCCGCTGGCCATAAACAGCAAAGATGGTGTTTGCAAGCCGTAAATTGCATGGAGAAGAAAGTATATGTCTTACGTAGACGCATGGTTTGACCGCGACAACGACATCATCAAGATCGTTGAACGCAACAAGAAAGGTGAAAGGGAGTTCCGTGATATTCCTGTTCGTCACACTTTCTATGTAAAAGATCCTAGAGGCAAACACACCTCCATATACGGAGATCCTGTACAACGGATCGTTTGTAAAAATACCAAAGAACTTCGTAAAGAACAAGCCATCAACAGTGGCAAGACTCTGTATGAAGCAGACATCAATCCCATATTTGTTACCCTGTCAGAAAATTATCTCAACGCAGATCCTCCCAAACTCAATGTGGCATTTTTCGATATTGAGGTAGACTTTGATCCCGAGCGTGGCTATGCATCGCCAGATGATGCATTTATGCCCATTACTGCCATTGCGGTTTACCTACAATGGATGGAAACTATGGTTTGTCTAGCTATTCCGCCCAAGGGTCTCAAGATGGAAGATGCCAAGGAGATGGTCAAAGACTTTCCCAACACGTACCTGTTTGAAAAAGAAGCTGACTTGCTGGACATGTTTTTGGATCTGATCAAAGATGCAGATGTTATCAGTGGCTGGAACTCGGAAGGCTTTGATATTCCCTATACCACTAACCGTGTAGTCAAAGCACTGAGCAAAGAAGACACACGTAGGTTTTGTTTATTCGATCAATTTCCCAAACGCAGAGAATATGAAAAATACGGTCGTGACAGTGTGACCTATGACTACATTGGTCGTGTACATCTAGACTACCTTGAACTGTATCGCAAGTACACCTATGAAGAACGTCACACCTACAGGCTAGATGCTATCGCAGAATATGAACTGGGTGAGCGCAAAACACAGTACGAAGGCACACTGGATCAACTGTACAACAACGATTTTAAAACGTTCGTTGAATACAACATCAACGACTGTATGCTTCTTGAAAAATTAGATAAGAAACTCAAGTTCATGGATCTAGCCAATACATTGGCACATGAAAATACTGTGTTGCTACAAACCACAATGGGTGCTGTGGCTGTGACCGAGCAGGCCATTATCAATGAAGCTCACCGCAGAGGATTTGTTGTTCCCAATCGTATCAAGAAAGACGATAGAGATGAGAACACAGCGGCAGCTGGTGCTTATGTGGCACATCCCAAAGAAGGATTGCAAGATTGGATCGGCTCACTAGACATCAACAGTCTTTATCCCAGCGCCATTAGAGCACTCAACATGGGTCCAGAAACCATTATTGGACAGCTACGTCAAACACGCACTGACGAATACATTGAACTCAAGATGGCGCAGAACAAGAGTTTTGCGGCCGCGTGGGAAGGCAAGTTCGGCACACATGAATACGAATCAGTGATGAATCAAGAAATTGGCACTGACATCACTATTGATTGGGAAAACGGTGATGTCGATGTGGTCAGTGCCGCAGAAGTATATAGATTGATATTTGAAAGCAATCAGCCCTGGATGCTTTCAAGTAATGGCACTATCTTCAGCCACGAAAATGAAGGTATCATTCCGGGGCTACTTAAACGCTGGTACGCAGAACGTAAAGAGATGCAGGCCAAACTAAAGGAGTCTATCAATGCAGGAAACAAAGTCGAAGAAGAATACTGGGATAAGCGACAGCTTGTTAAGAAAATTAATCTTAATAGCCTGTACGGTGCTATTCTTAACAGCGGTTGCAGATTCTTTGATAAACGAATCGGACAATCAACAACGCTGGTCGGGCGCCAAATCGCAAAACATATGGCGAGTAAAGTAAATGAAATTGTAACAGGCGAATACAATCACATAGGTAAGGCAGTTATCTATGGTGACACTGACTCCTGTTACTTCTCAGCTTACAAAACACTACAAAAAGACATCGAAGCTGGACTGATTCCTTGGACAAAAGAAACTGTGATCCAACTGTATGATCAAATAGGTGACGAAGTCAATCAAACATTCCCGCAGTTTATGCTGGACGCATTTCATGTGCCTAAATCGCGTGGTGATGTTATCAAAGCTGGTCGCGAGATTGTTGCTCTCAAAGGCTTGTTTATTACCAAGAAGCGTTATGCAGTGCTGTCATATGACAAAGAAGGTAAACGTCAGGATATAGATGGCAAGCCTGGCAAGATCAAAGCCATGGGCTTGGATTTGAAGCGCAGTGACACTCCGGAATTTATTCAAAACTTTTTAAGCGATGTTCTTGAAATGGTATTGATGGGCAAGCCTGAACAGGAAGTGCTTGACCATATCAGCGAATTCCGTATCAAATTCAAAGCTCGACCAGGTTGGGAAAAAGGTAGTCCTAAACGTGCCAACAACATCACAGAGTATCAGGCCAAGGAAAAGAAACAGGGCAAAGCCAACATGCCTGGACATGTTCGTGCCAGTATCAACTGGAACACACTCAAGCGCATGTATGATGACAAGTATTCAATGGCCATTACCGACGGTGCCAAGGTTATTGTGTGTAAACTCAAACCCAACCCCCTGGGCTTTACATCAGTTGCATATCCTGTAGATGAACTACGACTGCCACAATGGTTCAAAGACTTGCCGTTTGATCATGCAGAAATGGAACAGACCATTATTGATAATAAACTAGATAACTTGATTGGTGTTCTCAAATGGGATGTTGCCAGTACAGAAGAAAAGAATACTTTTAATTCATTATTTGAGTTCTAATATGAAAATTATAATTGCAGGTTATGGATTTGTGGGCAAAGCAGTTGCTACTGCTATAGATAAAACAAACACAGTATATGTTGTTGATCCAAAAATAAGTACGCAAACAGTAAAAGATTATCCAGATGCCGATGGCGTTATAATTTGTGTCAGCACACCCAGTACAGTACTGGGTGATTGTGATACTAGCCAAATTTATGATGTAATGGATCAAACACCCAGTCATATACCTGTACTGATTAAATCCACTGTGAGGCCGGATTACCTAAATAAACTGGTCAAAGACTACCCCAATCATAAAATATGTTACAGTCCAGAATTTCTACGTGCGGCCACTGCCGATCAAGACTTTGCTAATCAACAAAATATGATTCTAGGCGGTGATGATCCTAATGGATTTTGGCACAGCCTATTCAGACAGTCTCTGCCAAAGTTGAAAACAGCGTTCTATTGCACATTGGGTGAAGCGGCCATGATGAAATATACCATTAATGCGTTTCTCAGTATCAAAGTTACATTTTTTAATCAACTATATGATATGTGTCAAGCAGACAATATAGATTATGCCACTGTTGTTGGTCTACTACAATTAGACGATCGAATTGGACGTAGTCATATGCAAGTTCCGGGACCAGACGGAGCTCGAGGATTTGGGGGTGCTTGCTTTCCCAAAGACATAAACGCATTTATACAGTACGCCGATAAGCTATCTGTATCAAATACCCTGGTAGAATCGGCAATAAAATACAACAAGAAGATAAGAAAAACATTGACATAGTCACACAAACCCTATATAATCATTAAACACGGAGAATCATATGAAAGACTTTTTACAAGACCTAGTAGCACATACACACAGTTTGGGCTTCTTACCTTTGGTCAAGGTAACATCCAGCTCAAAAGCAACCACTATAGAATCGCTTGCTGAAGACCGTTCAGTTATCCTTAATGCCAAATCACACAATCCAATCGACGGACTTGAAGGCACATTTGGTATGCCTAATTTGAACAAGCTAGACTTGCATTTGAAATGTCCAGAATACAAAGAAGGTGCCGGCATCAAGGTTGTAAAACAACAACGCAATGGTGAAGATATTCCAACAGGTTTGCATTTTCAAAATGCAACTGGTGACTTTGAAAACGACTATCGTTTTATGAATCAAGATGTGATCAATGAAAAACTCAAGACTGTCAAGTTCAAAGGAACAAGTTGGGAAGTTGAATTTGAGCCTACTGTATCAAGTATCCAACGCTTGAAGTATCAGGCGGCGGCACATACTGAAGAACAGGTGTTCCAAGTGTCCACGAATGGTAGCAATCTAGTGTTTAGTTTCGGCGACGCCAGCACACACGCAGGATCATTTACTTTCCAAAGTGGGATTACAGGCAAGCTAAAGCAAACATGGTCATGGCCAGTTAATGCTGTGCAAGCAATTTTGGCACTGTCAGGCGATATCACTATGAAGATTGCAGATGCAGGTGCATTGGCTATCACTATTGACAGTGGAGTTGCTGTATACGAATATATCCTGCCAGCGCAAAGCAAATAATGGAAACACGTAAACGAACAGTTGTGAGAATGATTACCTATCGCTTAACAGCATGGGTATTCACAATCCTGTGGACATACTTGTTCACAGGAGACTTAGGAAGTGCTACAGGATTTGCCACTGTGCTACATATTCTCCTAAGTATAGATTATTATATACATGAAAGAATCTGGCTTAAAATTAAATGGGGTAAAATAGAATGACACAAGATCAAATTTTTTTAGCAGTAGGTGTATGGTTAGTATTGATGGCTATTTGCTATACGCATACTGGATGGCGCAATATGAGAGAATGTTACGGTATGTGGTTTACACGAGAATACTGGACAGGATATAATACTGTAGAATTTGTCAGTTGGTTGGCCAAAGCCATCATCATTATCCCAGGTTTAATCTTTGGTATTCAAATATGGGAATTGTATTACCTAACACTGCTAACCAGCGTAACACTTATTTGGGCAAGCCGTAAAAAAGCATTGCCCACGCTGGTAGGATTTAATACCATGTGGGCATGGTTGAGCTTAATGGTTCTAGCACAGCACTGGATCAAATGATTATACAGGAAAGCACTTGGGCGGATCAATACGCAGACGAGTTAGTGCGTGACTATATTCGAACAGGATATAAAAAACGACACTCACCTGCGAAAACGCCATTTACACATCCACAAAACTATGATCCGTGTGAACCGCCAGAAGGGTGGAGATATGATCCATACTACGAAATGTGGGTAAAGACAAAAGATGAATAAAAATTTAACAGCAACTCAATCGGACTATGCGTACTTTTTGCCAGCTACGTCTGGGTTTTATAGTACGTTCATAGGCAAACAACGTTTTGGACCGTATGTAGATCCAGCTCGTATTCCGGCAAGTTTTGGACCGTTAGGAATTGAAGCTATGAACTATCTCAATCCCAATGCGATATTCTACTATGATCATTGCTTGTACTCAGCAGGTCATGCTAACTTAGACATGACTAAGAAGGACGACAGTGAAGATATGTTCCGTAATCGAGATCGCTCCACTAGTTGGGTAGTTGGAGATTCAGGCGGATTCCAGATTGGTAAAGGTGTGTGGGAAGGCGAATGGCGAGACCCTACTGGACCCGAAGTTGCCGCTAAGTGGGCCGAAGTTAATGCCTTAGGTGTTGAACTGGTTCCGCAATTACATCCTACAGGCCATCCAAAGACTGATAAAAATGGTAATCCTAAATTTACCAAAGTAGATCATCCTAAACTGTATCAAGCCAGACTCGATGCCGCACAGAAAAAACGTGAACAAGTGCTGGCATGGATGGATGCTTACATGGAATACGGAATGGTTCTTGATATTCCAGCTTGGGTAGAACGCAGTCCAGAAGGACGCAAGGCCACAGGCATAGAAACATATCAGCAGGCCGCAGATGCTACCAAGTACAATAATGAATACTTTATTAAAAATCGTACAGGTGCATGTAAGTTTTTGAACGTGCTACAAGGTGAGAGTCACACACAAGCAGAAGATTGGTATCAGCAAATGAAAGACTTTTGCGATCCAACCAAATACGACAAGCCATTCAACGGTTGGGGTATGGGTGGACAAAACATGTGTGATGTTCACTTGATTCTCAAACGATTAGTAGCACTGCGCTTTGATGGATTGTTGGAACAAGGACACCAAGATTGGATGCACTTTTTAGGTACCAGTAAATTAGAATGGGCTGTGCTACTAACAGATATCCAACGTGCTGTACGCAAGTATCATAATCCAGACTTTACTATCAGTTTCGACTGTGCTAGTCCATTCTTAGCAACTGCCAATGGACAGATTTATATGGCTACAGAAACGCCGCCAGCAGACAAATGGGTGTATCGTATGCAAGCATCAGCTGATGATAAAAAGTATTCGTCGGATACTAGACTGTTCAAAGATGCAGTGGTACAAGATGGCATATTTGACAAGTTTGAATCTAGTCCTATCATGGATCAAATACAAATGAAGGAAATTTGTATCTACGCACCAGGCGATGTAAACAAAGTTGGTAAAGAAGGACGTACCAGTTGGGATAGCTTCACTTATGCTATCATGATGGGGCATAATGTTTGGATGCATATTAATGCTGTACAAGAAGCCAATCGTCAAAGCGACCTAGGTTGTATTCCAGCAATGATGAGTGCTACCACAGCAGAAGGTAGAACTATGGACTATAGTCCATTACCCAACAAGTTCAAAGACATTGTTGATTTGATCTTTAGCATGGATAATAGAAAAGATGCAATGGATGTAGTAGAACACTACGAAGGCTATTTTGATCGTATTATCGGTACTAGAGGCAATACTGGTGATCGTATCACTAATGCAACCACCATGGCCAATGTGCATATCGAATTTGAAGGAGACTTGACTATGGAAAAAGTTGTCAAAGAACCTACAAAACCAATCTTAAACGAATCACTATTTGAGGTTTAAATGACATTACCAGATGAAAGATTTCGAAGCATACAAAAAACAGAAGAGTTTTTACAGGATCTAATGAATCCTCAAAAAACCCCGCGTCTGCCTAAAGAAATCCGTGAACGAGCACGTTGGTGTTTACGTCACTATCCCAGTTATCACAACATGAAAGAATTGGAACGTGCCGCTCCAGAGGTTGTAACAGAACGCATGGAAGATGTACAACGTATGATCAAATACTGGGAAGAAGGGAAAAAATTTACAAATGAAACGTGAATATACTAGTGGTACTAGCGAAGATGTAACATTCTTTGTTGGTACTGAAATTGAACGCACTCCTGCATACGGAATGAAAACTCTGTTTGTAGTAGGTGTACATGATCCTAAGACTGTGTTACATATTGTTAACGATACCCAAGCACTGTTAGACGAGAGCAAACGTATCAAACATATCTATTTTGGTGCTAATCAAAGTTTCAAAACTAATGGCGTGAATGATGTAGACACTTGGCGCCCATGGGAATACATGATCCAGGACTGTTTAGAAGCTGGATATTGGTGTACCTTGGACTTTGATATACGTGAACATGAAGGTCTTTTAGAAAGTGGTTTAACCGAACATCGTAGATTTATTCCACAAATTAGTGTAAAATTGCCTTATCTAAATCAGCTAGGATATAATGCTACAATCAAGATCGATGACAAAGACTTTGATGCAACTAATCCAGGGGTGTGGTGTGTACCAATTGGTGCTGTCACACAACGCAAGTATTTTACCAATTGGGATGAATATACGAAAGACGAGATTATAAAATGAGAAAACGGTCTCCATACAACAACTATGCACCAGTATGCTCGGCACCAGACTGTGCATCAAAAGTAAGTTATCATAACTTAGATAAAGGAAAAGATGGGTCTGCAAATATCAAATGGAAAAACTGTTGTGAGTCTCATAGAAATGAAAGGAAATCAGAAGTGGATAATTGGAAATTAAAACAAGGGTGTTCAAACGTAGATGCACATCACGGATTCAAGTGTACAGCAACCATCATGTATCCTGAACAGTTGGACATAAATCATATAGACGGAAATCGTCATAACAATGATCCAGCCAATAAAGAAATACTTTGCAAAAACTGTCATGCTCATGTTACAATACAAAGTAAACATCATCTAAACAGATATTCTTACGAAATTGAACTACCTGGCTCACTATGGGAACCTGCACAATGAACATTACAATACGACAAGACATTAGACCTAACAAAATGATTTGGGTCACATTTAGCAAAGAAGGAATCCATGCATATCCAGCGGCAGCTACCGATCCTACCCTAGCAACAGGGGATGAATATGATGTGTCGTTTTTGGCTTCTCCGCATCGTCATATATTCCATTTCAAAGTATGGATAAGTGTTACACATGACGATCGTGATATTGAGTTTATTCAGTTCAAACGATGGTTGCTAAATCTTTATAAAGATAGTATACTGGCGTTAGACTACAAAAGTTGTGAGATGATGTCAGGCGATTTGTTTGACGCTATCTCAGCAAAGTATCCAGGCCGTGAGGTTTGGATTGAGGTCTCCGAAGATGGAGAAAATGGTTCATTTATCAAATATTAAAATAGAGGCTATTATGGCTAAGAATTACAAAGAAGTCAGTTACTTTTCAACTCGTCCGGACATTGTAAAACTGTTCGAAGATCTAGAGGCATTCCATAACTGGTGCCGTTCAGAACTTTGTGAGTTTAACGAAGGTCATCTCTACAATAGAGAAAGCTGGCAGTGGCGCAACTTCGACAAGAGTCGTCGTCCTAAAAAGCCGTTCACAGGCGAACGTAAACCTTACCTCGGTAAGAATCCACGGTACAATAGCAATGACCGTATTCCTAGTTGATCTAGAAGCTGTTGACACACGGTACACTGGCGAATGGAAACGCCATGTACCTAATCTCTTACGCAAGGCAGGACACAATGTTCAAATTATCTCTGGCCCTGAGGATATTCCTAAAGCCACTACTCCTGGTGCTTTTCTTAATTTTGGCGGCACCAATATTTACAAGGCTAGTCAAGTTGAGAAGATTGGCCGCTTATTTTGCTCCGGATCAATTAATCCTAATGATCACTTCATCTTTACTGATGCTTGGCACCCTGGCATCATAAACTTAAAGTACATGAGTGAGTTGCTGAATATACCAGTAACTACGCATGGCCTATGGCATGCTGGTAGTTATGATCCTCAAGACTTCTTGGGTCGACTGGTTGGTGCTAAACCCTGGGTACGTCATGCAGAGAAGAGTTTCTTCTACGCATTTGATTATAATTACTTTGCTACACAGTTTCACATTGAATTATTCTTTACCAATCTATTAAATGATTATCCAACAGAGAATCCTTGGTTTGAGGACGATCTAGCAGAACTACGTGCTGGCACATTTAGTGATAAATTTGTACGCACAGGTTGGCCCATGGAGTATATGGACGATACCTTGACCATGTACAAGAATATGCCCAAACGTGACCTTATTCTTTTTCCACATCGTATTGCCCCAGAAAAACAAGTTGAGATTTTTAGAGACTTAGCACATCATTTGCCTCAGTATGAATTTGTAGTGTGTCAGGATCAACAGTTAACAAAAAATGAATATCACAACTTGTTAGGCGAAGCAAAAATGGTATTCAGTGCCAATCTGCAAGAAACGCTGGGCATCAGTTGTTACGAAGGTGCAGTAGTAGATGCTATACCAATGGTTCCAGATAGACTTAGTTACAGTGAAATGTATTACGACACATTCAAATATCCCAGCGTATGGA